TCTTGGGGTAAAAACTTATTTTCCATTTTGTTCCTCCATTTCTAACAAATAGAAATTAATTAATAAACTTTTGTTTTCACAGCCCAACAAATCAAAAACTCTATAATTCAAAAATAATTGTTTTTTTCTAAAGTTACCAATAAATATAGCTTCACTATTTCCTCCACCAAAAGAACCTATAAAATTTATCAACTTAATTTGTAGCTTTACGCCAGATTCAATATTAAATTTCAACAAGCCCTCCTTTTCATCTTTATTGTCCACATTGTACTTTCATATTATTGCACTTTTAAATTACTTGCTAAATTCTTCACATCCTCCGCAGACTTCACCTCATGTACGGTATCTCCCACTTTTACGAAACCGATAACATTACTGGCATTCGGCTTTTCAAATAGTTCGGCAATAGGAACATTTAATGTATTCGCAATCTTTTCTAATGTTTGCAACTGCGGATATTCCCCTCGTAAAGTCTTATTCAGACTTATATCAGATATTCCCATTTTTTCTGCTAACTCTTTTTGAGTTATACCTTGCCCTTGACAGAGTTCTTTTATCCTTGTTCTAAAGTCCATAATACTATATAGTTTTATTCGGCAAAAATAGATATTTATACCACATAATACAATTATATGACTAAAATAAATCTACTTAGTTTTATTTTTAACATTATTTATTGCTTTAGATATTGCAAAATTAAACTAATTAGTTTTACTTTGCAATATCAAATTAAACGAAGTAGTATAATTAAAAACATATAAGAGTATGAGCACAAAATTTAGAAGTCAGATGAAAGAGGTTATGAGCACAGCATGGCAGATGTTCAGAATCACAGGTGAGAGTTTTTCAGAGTGTCTTAAAAGAAGTTGGTTGCTTCTGAAATTGAAAGCACAGATGAAGAAAAGAACTGTTCAGTTCTTCTATCAGAAAGTTTCGGGCGAAATTCGTCAAGCGTTCGGTACGTTACGTGATAAAGTGATAGCTGACAATGTAAAAGGTACAGGTCGCAAACCTAATGAAAACCAGTTTACCTACTTCGATTGCGAGAAGAACGAGTTTCGTTCATTCAAGAAGTTCAACCTTATAAAGATAGCATAACTATGAAAACTACATTTTTAAGTGAAGAAGCACAGGTGTTGATAACAGGGCTTAGAGGTGAAGACAACGATACAATAACTTTTAAAGCTGCGATATGTGATGCGATGTCTACTATAATGTATATGCGCCAAGTGTACGCTAAAACAGAGAAAGAAAAAGGGATGCTGCTTGATGTTATTGATACATTGACCAATTATAATGAATTGATAACCGCATTATCAAAAGAGAATTAGCACATAAAAAGTTAGCAATAAACAAATAAGATAAAAATATGAAAGAGAAAGAATTTGGAAATATTTATTCATTAGGCGAAGATTTAGATGAAAGATTCGCGTGGTGTGTACAGCTCATTGATAATGAGCTGTGTATTGCTATTCATTGCACTACACAATCAGGACACTCTCCTTTTAATAATAAAAGTTTTATTGCAGCAATACCAATAAAAAGACTTACTGAGTGCTTGCAGTACTTGTTTGAATCTTTAAATGGTTAATGTTACACGATTATCCAGAAAGGCAGTCTTCGCACGACTTTAAAGGCTGCCTTTATTAATCACTCTTAAATGAAATAATTATGGATGAAATTTGGAAAGACATTGAAGGGTACGAAGGCGATTATCAAGTATCAAATTTAGGTAGGGTAAAATCCTTGCCAAAGAAATGCTGGAACGGTAAAGGATATTGGTTTAGAGATGGACGCATTTTAATACCCATAAAAAGCAAAAAGGGGTATTTGAATGTATGGTGCAGAAAGAACATATTCAAGGTTCATCGCTTGGTTGCAAATGCTTTTATACCTAATCCGCAAAACCTACCACAAGTAAATCACATAGACGGTGATAAAACCAATAATTGCGTTGCCAATCTTGAATGGGTTACTGATGGTGAGAACCTTCTACACGCATATAGAGTTCTTGGTAGAAAGCAAAAAACTGGTAAAAACCACCATAATTCACGAGCTGTTATACAATTGAAAGACGGCAAAATTATAAATTCATTTGATAGTCTTAATGAAGCAGCACGCGCGACAGGCGCTCATTTTTCGGGCATTTCAATGTGTTGTAGTGGAAAAATAAAGAAGCACAAGGGCTATCAATGGAGATACAAAGAGGAGTGATTTCACTCCCCTTTCTTTATGCTTTGTTTCTGCATTTCAGCGTTTCTTTTTTCTTCTTGTTCTTCTTTTATCTCTGCGATTTCTTCTTCGATGCGGTCAATATTTCCAGCGAACATTACTCCATGTCGTTGCGACCATACACCACCCGATACAGCTTTTACAGCTACATTGACTTTATCTTCTAAATTGTCAAGGCGATACGGAACAACTTCTGTACTAATATCTATCGTTTCAGATGCTTTGTTAAATTCAGATGGATTTATAGAGCCTAAAGCAGAGACTATGAAGTTCACACGCCTTTGCAAGAACTCACCTATCACCTCGGCATGATTTTGAACTTGCAAATGTGTCGAAAGAAACACGTAATCGAAAGCCACTCCGGACAAGGCATTTCCAGCACCGCTCAACTTTTCAAAACTGATTTGTGGTGTATTCGTCATAGAATATGCTTTCTCAAAGAGGGTTTCTACCTCAAATTTTACGGTATCATTTGCTTGGTTCCACGTCAGATACTGGGCATCCGCACCTTCACCTGTAAGTTTGACCATTCTATCCTTAACCTTACCCATGAAACCCTCTACATCTCCAATTAGCTTCAGCAGTGGGAAGAAATGGTAGTCTATACAATCAGCATAATTAGATAACAGTTTTTCCAGCCGGACACGGAATGTCTTTATCTTCTTGCAATAAGATTCAGGACGATAAGCATAGAGAACCGGTAGTTTTGGGAATCCATGAGCAAAAGGCGTTCTTTCTTCATACCCTTTAGACAAATCCCATTGATAAACCATTTTGTCCGTGATAGTCATAAAGCAGGTGACCTCCGAATCATCCATGAGCTTCTTTTTATACTCACGTGAGAAAGCAATCATTTTACCTTCATCGTTAAAGAACGGGTATAGCTTATCACCTCTGAATGGAGACCATAACACGCTTTTCAGTTTCTTGGTGGGCTTGACCTTGCCACCGAACGTAGTCTTAACTTTCTTCCAAAACTTTGCCCAAAACGAATCATCATCGGTAACATACCAATATTCTGCCGCTTCTTGTTCGGAGAGCCAGGCACGGACAATCTTCTTGTTTTGGTATTTGATTTTGTTGGATTTAAATACAGCCTTTACCGCATCCAGCAGCTTCTTTTCATCATCATCAGTCGGAATGCAATCCATAGACGGTTCTGTGCCGACCGTGAAAGCAGTTTGAATGTTCACTATATCTTGTTCCAATGGAATAGAAATACGGTTCACCGGTTCAGTCTTATACTTTGCTTCGATTTCATAAGTCTTACCAGTTTTTTCATCGAAAACTTTTTCGGATTCCTTATCAAGTACTTTTCTGTCCGGATACTTTTCTTTATCCACAATGATTTCGTGGCGTTCCGGATTCCAATCATCCCAAAGTTTGCAACGGTCGGGAAGTTCAGTCTTCCTACCTTTCTTCAGGTAGTTTATCTTCTGCCCGATGTCAGGCAATGCTAATATTTCTTCTAAATTCAATGGCATAGTTTATATTTTTAATGTGTGAATATTCCTGTTAAATCTTTCGGCTTCTGAATCTTGCCAAGAAGCTCACCCAATACATAGTAACGTACAGCATCTATTCCGTGATTGTCATGGTCTTCCGGTTCGTTGATATAGTTCCCGTCCTTATCCTTTGCCCAAACATACTTTCTGAACTCGCTTTGCAAGTTGTACGAGCTTTTGGTTATATAAATCTCCATATCTTTCATTTTGTCAATTCCGGCATTGATAGAGCCTGCACCTTTCTCTACGGCATATATCTTGATTCCTCCGTTGTGTATCTCTTGAATCAATCGAGGGTCAGCACTGTCAGCTATGACTTTCAATCCCCACGGGCGAAGAGTCTTGATGATGTCAGAAGAAAGCAATCCAGTACGGTAATCCACTTCATCCAAGTAAAGGGCGTTATCAACGATACCACAACGAATGGAAGCAGACGGGTCATGCGTATAACCGAAGTCTTGCCCGAAAGCAATTTTCTTTGCCCAAGCCGGGAACTCGTCAACAATTCCCCACTTCTTGAACACAGCACCTTCTGCAACGTCAGCCCACCGGCCGATAACCACATGAGCATACTTTTCAGGATTACTCACCTTTATATCCTCTACCTCTTTCAGGAACTCCGGTGAAAGATTCTCCAAATTATCAAAGTAAGTCGTATGGATATGGAGCACATTCGGATGAGTGGAAATCTGAACCTGCACACCGTCAATCTCTACCAGCTTGTGAGTTTTCTCAATGTATTTCTTGTAGATGAAGTGATTGGAATCGCATGGGTTCATTATAATGATAATCCGGTTCTGAATACCCTTCTTGCGAATGGAGAGCATTATCTTGTCGAACTCATCTTCGCTTGTCCACTCTTCCGCTTCATCGCAGACAAAAGTCGTAATGCCTTGAATGGATTTCAGTTTTGCTGTCTGGTTTCCGGAAGAAGTCTTGATACCCCGGAACATGATACGGCTCTTAGTCATCTTATTGACTATGTCCGTCTTTGTGGTCTTGAAATATTTCGTGGTACCGTCCAAATCTATCTTCTCCATCATTTCGGGGATGATAGACATACCGGCAGAAACCATCGTGTAACGGGTGTAAAGAATCTGATGAACTATTTTCTCTACGGGAGTCATTTCAAAAGTCAACCGCTCAATAAAGGTAGAAGCATTGAAAGACTTTCCCGAACCACGCCCACCGGTAATAAGAATTATAAATTTTTCCTTATCCTCGTATAATGGATGGTAAATTTCTTGAGGTACTATCATTTCAGCTTGTCTTTAATCCAAGAATCAATGTTGATGCCATGCTCTATGTCTGTTGGAATATATGCATCATCTTCAGCTCTTGGAGCCGGTCTATTCCATTGTTCGGGCTTACGGTTTTTGAGCCAGAAAATACCAGCTGTTGTATCAGGTGGTACTTCTTGGTCTAATTCCACAATCTCTACCCGTTCTTTCTCGCATCTGCGACCTTCTTCATCGAAAAACACATCTTTCACCTTAATAGCCTGTTGAACTTTTACCTTCATCCCCATAGCCTTACGATAAATCTTGCTTTCAATGGCAAAATCAATGGGCGCACGCCCATTTTTTAATGCTTTAGATAATTTAGGCAATTTACCTTTCAACACAGAGAAATGCGCTTCACTGTAGCCGATGTTTGCTGCGATTTGCTTATCGTCCAAACCATCACGTGCCCAACCCTCAATACGGATTAGGTTCTGTTCATCATCAAAATCAAACTTCGGCTTTGCCATACTTATTCAATCAGTTTTAAAACACCTTCCCCTTTAGCGAACTTATCATCTGTACTTATACCAAGCAGGTCACAAAAATCAGCCTTAGCTTCGTAGGAGGAGAACGAAAGCATTATGTAAGCTTCTTCATTGAGTTGGCGTTCCTTAGCCACTGCCTTAACCTGTTGCTTAACCTCTTTCATGTGAGCTTTCTTTTCTTCTTCTGTTCTATCAAGACGCTTTGATTCTTTCACCGGGGAAGATAGCAAATTATCTAAAGAATCAGACAATCTAATATCATCAATACCACTTATGGATAGAATATCATTAAGTTCAGCTTCACTCAAACCGACATCGGAGTAATCAATATCATTAATGTAATCAGCTATCAAATCAATATCTGGTTTAGTATTTCCCACGGCCATGTATGTAAGCTGTTCCTTCTCAGCCTTATCATCCAGATTTACGACCTCAACCTTAACATTGTAATCCGTGCTGGAAGTACCATCGTATTTATAATGCAAATCCATTGCTTTTATCCTGCGATGCCCGTCTATAAGATTTCCCGATTTCTCATTCCATACGATACCGCCGAGGAAACCCACTTTTTGCAAGTTCTTCTTTTGCAGTTTTACCCTCTCATCAGAATGCCTTTTAGGATTAATCGGATTCAGATTTATTTTGGAGCGCTTTATAATTCTTGTCTCACTTTGCTTTAGTTCTTTCATAATCGTATTCAAATAGTTTTCGTTCCACCAAAGGGTATTCATTTATAACTTTCTGCAAATCACCCGGAAATCTATTACGAAGAAAAAGAAGGTAGTTAATATCCGTTATGTCCGTTCCGGATGATTGATGCTTGGAATCGTATGATTCCGGTTTGATTAAACCAGCCCTGCTAATATAATCCATGACGTCTTTATTTTTGTATTCAGACAATGGATAACACTTCTTTTGCGCTTCATTAATTCCGTTCATGTCGTATGTACGTAGCATCAAACGCCTGTTCATTGAATCGGATTGCTTAAAGCCGAAGAAAGCCCACTCAATATTGTATTTCTCCCTTACTATATCTGTAAGCTGAGCCATGCTGTAAAGTTTCTGTTTCTCATTTTTCTCGCATCCCATATACCCAATGCGTCTATAGGAATAAACTGCAAAATGAGGAATCTGCACATACTTAACATTTGGATATTTATTACAAGCATAGTTTATATAACGGTTAATATGAGATAAGTCTTTAACAACGTACATATAAACGCATACAATTTCTTTAAAGTATGGTGAAATAAGGTCTAAAAGGGCTATACTGTCTTTACCCGATGCCGAGTGAAACAATATAACCCTGTCAGTCCTTTCGGCGATAGTTTTTATTATATCTATTGCCTTTTTCATCATCAAGCAATCCTACCACCTACCTTACGATTAATTCTCGCTCTTTGGGCTGCATTTCTACCCATAGATTGAAAACGACCAGCTTCATAGTCTTTTCGAGTGCGATATTTATTACCGCTCGCATCAGTTGCGTAAGTTTCTCCCATAATCTTAAATTTTAAATTAAACAATCTTTTTACCAATAAGTAAAGCCACCGAAGTGGCTTATATTATTTCAATCCATCATGATGAATAATCTCACAGATATGTAAATAATAGAACAATGGCACTTCTTCGGGCGGATTTTTCTTGAAATCTTCTAGCTGTTCATCGAAATCATGAAAATCAAATTCATCGTGCATGAACTTTATTCCTTCTTCTGTTATTTCGCCTATACCAATTTCATCAATGGCGACATCAAGTGTCCATGGTGCACCAGTACTATAAAAATGAATAGCTTCTATATCAGTCCTTAAAATAGGTTGACATTCTTGCTCGCGTCCAGCTTTTCTAAATTTCTCGTTTTCGTCAACTTGCGCAAAGTCCGTGAACATCTTCTCATATTTGGCGCTAAGCATACGTGTTTCTATGCTCTTTTTACCATTCAAAATATCTAAAGCGTTTTCTTTTGTCATTATGAGCGAATACGCTTCTATCTCTTGACCATTATAATTAATCTTCATATCACTATATCGTTATAAAATTTATACATAAAAGATAGTACCCCAAAGGTACTACCACAACCAAAGATAACGAAATATCTTCAATCGTTATACACGACAATTGGCTTATTGTCGTGAACTAAGCCATTTGTCCCGTCTTTCTCTACACGCCTCTAAGGTAGGCGCACAACAAGCAAAGAGTTCACCACTTTCAGTACGGTAATCGTACTGGTACATTCTCACTCTCTTTCTGCCTAACTTCGTTGCGTAGGTAGTGTAATTCTCTTTGCCGGGCTGGCATACGCTGCAACCGTTTACATTTATTGAGTTCATAATTCAAGTAATTGTTTCGTTTTATCCACGTCTACAAAACTCGTCCACCCTGCTTTATGCAGCTTTATAGCTGCCTCTCTGATTGTGATTTTGCCACTCTTGACACTTTCTTTCAAAGATTCTAATACATTCTTCATTCTTAATTCATTTTTACGTTCAATCTTTCTTCACTCGTATAAGCCACTACAAGCCCAGTTTCATCATGCTGTATGGTGATGTACTTTTCACCCCTCTCTATAGTAGAGAAGTCATAAGGGGTTACCATCTTACCCAATACCTTGCCCAGTTGCTTCATCAGTGGGGCTTCAGGGCTGATAACTAAAACTAAATCTGCTTTCATAATCGTGTATATTGTGGTAGCCATAAGGCTACCGGATTAGAACTCAACCAATATCAATCTTTCTAAAGAACCTGATGCTTTCACCCACATATGATTATGTCCGAAACCATAATCGAAAAACAGTTTAAAATAAGGGTATCTTACTATTAAAGAGTTCATACAGCCTCTTAACTCGTTTTCTGACATACAAGAAGTTATTTCATTGATAATTTGAACGAAAAGGTGTAAAACTTCTGGTTCATTATTCAATAACGGTTTTTCTATAACTGCTTTTAAAAATATATTTTCTTTCATATCCTTCTATATTGCGCAGGGCTTTCGCCCTGCTGGTTAAACTCAGTTTATTTCGTAATAAGGTTGCTCGCCTCTAATAACTCTCTTTGCATCTGCAATGCTATCATACAGCTTTGATTCGTCATTATCTATGATTACAAATTCTTGATGAAAGCCATCTTCAAACACTGTTATTATGTGACCTTTGTAACTTACTTCTCTGATGATATTCTTTGTTGTCATAATCGTATATCTTTTAATTGTTATTACTTCGTTTCTGATGATGCAAATGTAATGATTAAAATCATACATACAATAAATAAATATACTATTTGTATGATTATTATCATATATTAACAAAACAGCATAAGTATGATTATAATCTAAATATATTTTAATACAAATGACTATATTCAATCAAAACAAGCTGATTTAATTTGTTTATTCGATTTTTACCCCTATATTTGCATCTGATTAAAATCATACACACATGGAAGTAAAGACAATAATCAAGCAGAAAGGCTTCACAATGGAATCCGTTGCAAAAAAAATGGGTATAACAAGGGTTACACTTGCCCAAAACCTTAGTAGAAATCCAACAGTAGGAACATTACAGAAGATAGCAGATGTTATTGGATGCAAAGTTGGTGACTTCTTTGTTGATGATATGGATATAAAAGATGATGCCAACACCATCACCTGCCCCCACTGTGGAGGTAAAATACATTTTGACGGAGAACCACATATGCCGGAACACAAGAATATACGAGGGAAAGAATACTATAAATAAAAAAATATGGAACTAAAAGACTTTATAAAAGAAACACTTAGTCAAATAATAGATGCTGTTTCAGAAACACAAGAAAAATACAAAGATAAACATGTCCTAATTTGTCCCGATGATATTCAATCTGAAAAAGGAGAATATTATATTGACAATGAATCTCATTATGAATATTATAACCGAAAGACCAAAGTACAAAATATAGAGATGGACATAGCTATTTCCGTTACCGAAAAAGAAGGTAATAAATCAGGAATAGGAATCGCCAAAATTATAAATGTTGGTACTTCGTCAGAAAATGCAATACAAAATGAAAGTGTTAGTAAAATAAAGTTTTCCATTCCACTTGTTTTACCAACAAGTAATACAAGAGAGTATTACCAAAAATATGTGAAAGATTAAAAGTAAAGCCAGAGCATTAAACTCCGGCTTACTCATTGATAACCTCATTAAAAGCAATAAAAGCGCACCAAAATGATGCGCCTTCTGTTGTCAATTAGTTCTTGATTTTATATCAGAGCCTCACGGCTAGAATATCAGAATCTGACAGCTTCCATTCTTCTGAGAAGATTATTATATCTCTCTTGTATAAGAGCTCTTTGTTTATCGGAAGCTGTTACAATCTTTCCCTTATATTTCCGCATGACAGATTCATTCATGCCAATTTCCTTTGCAAACTTACTGGCATTTATGAAAGGAAATGCCTCGAAGAATCCGCTTAAATCATATATGTAATCAACAGAATACCCAGACTTATACCACACAGGAAAGTCTCCATGTTTTTCTTTATAATATTCGGCCTGCTCCTCAAGTACGGACATAAAATCATCTTTCGCTTCCTGCTCTGTAAGCCCAAAACCGTACGCTCCGTTCACATCCTCCGAATATACGGAAATACCCCCATCATTCGCCTTTTCAATAATTGCCTTAATCTTCTTCATAATCGTGTATTTTAAATTCGTCAATTAAAGCACCCACCGAAGTGGGTGCAGTCCTTTCACTTCTTTAACCCTGCCTTTTTCAACATACTGTCAAGAGTACCATTGGGTATCTCTTGAGACTGATGTCTGCCAACAGGAATAAAGTAGTCAAAGTCGGGATGAACATATTTATAATGTTTCTTTCCCTTTTTGATTGTCCAGCCAGCTGATTCAATCAATTTGTAAAACTCTGAATACTTCATAAAATCAAAGAACATTTTTAATTGACACTACAAAAGTAACATATTTGTTACAATAAAACAAGCAAAGATGAAGAAAGAAATAACATATTTGTTACTTTTAACACCGTGTACACATAACAAAAGCCGGAGCACTAAACTCCGGCTCATTAATTGATTAGCCCTTTGATTCTTAACCGATTTACGATTTCGGTATAAAGATACTCTATATCCCCGCTGAAATCCCCATAATTCTGATAGAGAAACACGACATCAGCGCAGTTGTCGGAAATTGTACTCTTGGACTGAACCCCAAGTACCCTTGACATCTCTTCGCGTAACCCAGCTGTCATTTTCCCACCGGCAAGCGAACTTGGAGAAAACAGGTACAGGATAATGAAAATGAACTTCTTCCGCTGGGTAACACTGTCAATATTCGGTGGACATCCTCTCTCATTCAGTAACTTAACAAATATTTTATAGATTTCATGGATAAGGCTTTTGTCTTTCAGAACCGGGGCAGTCAAGGCATTCTCTTCTTCTGAAAGTTCTGATTTCTCAATTCTAATCTTTTTAAGGCGAATTATTTTGTTAAAATCCAGTTCCATAACACGATTATTTTAAAAGTAAATAGTATATTTGCATCATAATCGTGTAAGGAAGAGCTGATTCATGGTCGTGCGTGGGTTGGCTCTTTTTCATTCTTCCCCATTCGTGCTGACGAATGGTTTCTTTTCCAAATCATAGCAGGTGATATATACCCGTTTCCCATTAACATCACATAGAGCAAGGGCATATCCTTTCTCCAGTATTTTAACCGGCTGATTGTCGCAATAGACAGTACTTCCAACCGGAACTCTTATAAAATGACGTACTATCATTTGATTATCTTTAGCTTGTTATACCAGCGTGAAGAAAAAGGGAACCACCCGATTAGGAATGATTCCCCGAAAATGGTTACTTTGTATAGTTTGCTCATGGATTTTTCTTTTTAAGTATTTCAACACATTCCTTTATCCCATCATCGAAACCATGCTTATAGCCTTTAGTATATTCCCCTATAGTATATACCGCCATTGACAACACAAACAGGATGATACCTACAGGCTTATACCAACCGGGAAGTGATATAGAAAACGGCTTAAATGTAATTGTGAGATCTCCGACCCATAATAGGGCGATAATAAATATAATTGTAAATAATATTGTTTTCATAATCATATAAGTTTTAATGCTTCCTGTAATCCTGCTTCAAGTGCTTCCTCGTAGGTATTATAACGGATAATAGGTCTGTCAGACAATCCTATCAAGTCATGTCTCGGAATTGTCAGTATATCATACGTCCAATAGTTTTCATACATATAGGATATTTCGATATGCAGGTTCTTAGTTTTACGAAGCCACTTTTGTGCAACGGATTGAGTAGGATGGGAACATACTTTTATTGGTAACTCGCTATTTGTTCTATTAGTACCATATTGTCTACCATCTTCAATATTCATAGCAATCATACATGGTTCATTAAACCCTTTCTCTTTCAGCAACTTCGCTGTTTCTAATGTTACAAGTTCTTCGGTCATAGTGTTCCTCCTTTGTTTTAAAGTGTTCAATCAGTTCGTCTACGGTAGCCTTGTGATAATTGTCAATCTCAAAATCATTAGGCATCCCATAGAAATCCATTCCAGACAAACCTCCATCAGAGCCATCCCGGTATATACCCCAATCGCCCTTACCATTAGTGAATAATTGATTGTTGTCTGTATCATCCTTTAATGCAGCTATAGCCAGGAAAAGTTCCTCATTCGTTCCGCAATCAACACTATCGGTTTCGTCAGGATGTGGAATGTTGTTAAAAAACTCAATATTATATAGTCCACATTCAGGCGAGGTGAAAATACATAAATCTTCGTTAAGTTCCGCCCCAAACAATCTATATCCTAACTCATCTAATTTTTTTCTAAGTTTATAGGTACTCTTGCGTATAAAGCACGGTGTTGTAAATCCCATAGTTATTCCTCCTTATCTATCTTAATATCCGTTACTTTTCCACGATTAATAAAACGTTCATCAGAGTTATAATATCCAGCAATTACTGTACACAAGGAACGATCTGTTCTACATTGTTCTTGTAGACTACAATTGTCACATGGTGCACTATTCCGCATTGATACTAATTCATGCAGTACTCCGTCAATTATTATTCCGTTATTTACTTCCATAATTAATCTCCTTTC